GACTTTAGATGATATGCCATCTTTCCCGGTCCAATTAGAATTTTTATCTGTCCATCCTTTAGGATCAAAATTAGATGCCGGTCTTTTAACATACCCTAACAATACCAATGTTGCTACACTTAATTGATATTTGCCTAACCTACCATCCATACTTTCTTTAGTTATATCATTACCTGACGCTTTTTCCGCAATAGTAGAAAATATATTTGTTAGATCATCTGATATCAAAGGATATAACGCAGATTCTCTAGCTACGGCCCCTTTTGTAGTTATTGGATTATTATCTTGATCTACAACAGGGCTGCCATCTGAACTTCTAAAAATATTTGATGTATTTTTTCCTGCATCTTGAGTTTCTTTTTTAATTGCTTCGGGTTGTTTTTCCGGTATACCTGCAAGAGTTCCTATGATTAAAGGTCTCTGTGCTTCTTCACCGTCCAAGAACCAACCAACTACCCAAGTACCAGGAACAATACCTACAGGAGTTTGTCCTAAACCAGATGTTGCTGCAGATGTGATAGATTGTAGAGGAAGAGCCCAAGGCAAGTCTGATGTTGGTAATAATATAATATCATCTGTATGAAACCCAAAAATACGTACTCGACAACGTCCTAATTTTTCAGGATCATTTCTATCCTCAACTACACCTGTCCACCATACAAATTTGTTTCCAAATATCATTTTATTGCTCCATAATATTCTGATTTACTAAAAGAATCTTTAACTACATTCATAGTTATATAATGTGTCTTTGGATTTATTTTGTGACATAAATTTGTAATTAAATAATATCCCGTATATAACTTATCGTTTGTATCATCCATTTTTTCATCTTTGGATAATGCACCCGGTGTTCCTTTTGGAAATATTATTTTTATAATGGTACCAGCTTCCAAATCTGTTCTTCCAGGAATAACAAGTTCCATTTTAAAGTTATTTAATTCTAACATAGTTGATCGTCGATTGCCGCGCATATATTTACTTATTTGATCAAAATTAATATCTATTTTATTATGTAGTTTCGGGGTACTATAGTTAATTTCAATATAACCCGAAGCGCTTCGAGGGGTTGTTAAATCAAAAAGAGGAACTGCTTCAGTTTCATTTAGATGAGAATAACCACTAAATTTATTTCCATGATCATATGTTATATTTTTAAATGTCTTATTATATAAATCTATATCAATTAATGTACTAGCTAGATATCCTGTTCTAGTATTATCGAGTTGATCTAATGTTTTTTCTACGTTCAATGATTTTATAGAAAACATAGCCTTAGATTTTTCGTCAGGCCCAAGTGTGTTAATAAATGACTCTGAATATACATACGTACCATTATATACTTTATTAAGATTTGTAAAAATTTTATCGGTACTACCAAAATAAAATCCTTTTGATGTTTCCCAGAATAAAAAATTTGCAGCTTTATCTTTTGCAGGCAAACATTTACTAGCAATCCAATTAATACATTGTATGGGAGACCAACCTGGACTAACAAATTTTAAAACATTATTTGGAGAATCTAAAAAGGTTAAAGAAGTTTTTGAAGCTTCATTATTATTTTTGTCAGGAATATTTCGTACAGCTTGTAAATAATTTATAAAAATATTGTTTATTATTTGTTCAGGTGTTCCTTTAAAAGCTTTAAATAACGGATTTAGTGTATCATTAAATGCTTCTGTAGAAATAATATTTAACTGGTATATAAGTGTACTTCCATCTTTTGCATATGCTTTGTTTGCTATAGAATATACCTTAAAGGTTTTATATATCCTAGCCCCATCGTCTAAACTAGGAGTTACGATATTTAAAAATATAAATTCCTCACCAATTAAAGGAAACAAAGATAAAAGATTTGTACTATCAGATAATGTCAATGATCCTGATACTACTGGATTAAAAATACTTTCATATAAATTTAATTCAACCAAATAGTCAAGTATGTTCAACCGTTTTCCTGCAGAAAACAGTATCATTTCTGTTATATTTACTTGACCTGGAGCTTGTAATAATTCTTCGGACATTATGCGCTAAGTGACGATTTATAACCAGCCATTACTTCTTCAACTACTGAAATTCTCAATAATTGTACTTTTCTATTTGCTTCATTTTTTGCCAATTCTATTTCATAATTACTTTGAAAATCTGTACCTATTGCTGATTCTTGATACGAAATAGGTATATTTATTGGTTCGGTATCTACTAAATCTAAAAGTAGTCTTTTTGGTTTTTTATGAGTAGAATCTTCTGTTAATACAAAAAATGTTTCTACTTGGTATCCTTTTGTATTAACTGCTCGATTGATAGTAAATACATCTTTTTCTGTACCATATTTACTTACAACTAATTTGTATAAATCATCGCTAGATAAAGGCCAGTTAAATCTTGGATCTATAATATTATTTGTCAATAGTATTAACCAATGTAAATTTTGTGAACCATAATATCTAAATGCTAATTCTTCTGGACTTTCTCCATCCTGTACATCTACAGTTTCAAAATAAGAATTATTATCTAAAAATTCTTTGGATAAAATTGCACGTCTAAATATATCTACGACAACTTGCGTAGAATCAGAATCATCTAACGTATATGATAATAACGGAAAAGATTGAAAAAAATCAGTAGCCATAATTCATTATTCCTTCTGACGTCATTTGTTCTAATTCTTGGAATGTAAGAGTCATTGATAATTCAGAAGGCGACCCATTTTCAAACGTAACAAATTGATCTCCGCCATATTCAACGGTCATATTCGTTAATGCACATCTAGCAAAATTATGTAGATATGGGTTTGTTTTATCTTTATAAAAATATTGTATATCAAATTCAGACGGATAAATATAAAACATTTTATTACTTTTTAATTCAGGATGCATATGATGTTTAAATGTTTTAATTATTTGTCGTATCGTCATTGTTTCACTTTCATCTTTTGGAAAAAATTTGTAAGTAAATTGAAAAGATCTATAATCTACAGATTCAAACATCACTTCTCTGAAAGGATTTAATTTTTGTCTGTTATTCAATTCCAACATGTCTGTTATTATACCCCCACCTGCTTTTAGTGAGGGAATTTTTGATAGTTGTGTTAATAAAGCAGCTTGTATTTCCGGAGTCTTTGCTGCAGCTAGTAAACTACCTTGAGCGCTTCCTTGAACTAATAACCCAGTCAAAACGCCCATATCTTTATTCGTATAATTTGTTCCATATTTAACTACTGGTTTTTCCGATATATGTAACGTAATTACATCTTTCAATCTAGATGTTTTTCCTGTAGCAAAATCTGGTATATCACTAAAAGCATCGACCAGTTGTTGAACTGCTACTCCTGTTACAAGACCGACTCCTATTCCTGCTGTTGCTGCTTTTGCAAGATCTTTCAATGTTGATTTTGATCCTAGCATCTTTTGCGTTAACCCGCCAGCTAATAATCCTCCTGCGATAATGCCCGCATTATCTCTGAGAACTTTCCCCGCCCCAGCTATATCTGATTGCGAAAGACTAGCTCTTTTAATTGCATCTAATTTTTTTTGTTCTTCATCGCTTACAAAATAGTCTCGGTTTAATTGAGCGCTTCCGCTTTTTCCAAATTTACTTTTATCTCTAACGTTGATATAAAAAGCAACATAATGCTGCATATCCGCTTTTTGTCTAAGACCTTCGGGGTATTCGTTAGTTCCAATCCAATACCCGCTTTGTTCATCCGTATTCTTATATTTCGCTTCTCCTTGCGATAAGCGGGTCTGATCCACGGAATCATTTGCGTCGGTAAAGTTATTAGCCATACTTTTCTTTATAAATATTGTTGAATTATAATTATTTATATAGATGTTATACACCAAAACATATAAGGGTAAGTTTAGAGCCAAGAATCCCGGAAAATATCGAGGCGATATCAATAATATCGTTTATAGGTCCTTATGGGAATTACGATTTATGAAATGGTGCGATCTGAATGATTCAGTGCAGGAGTGGGGGTCTGAGACTGTGATTGTTCCCTATATATCTCCAGTTGATAGAAAGATTCATAGATATTTTGTGGATTTTTATATCAAAGTTAAAAACAAAACTGGTACTATTCAAAAGTATTTAATTGAGATAAAACCCGAGCGATTTACAAAACCTCCAGTTATACCTCAAAGAAAAACCAAAAGATTCGTAGATGAGGTATTTCAGTACGGAGTTAATGAAGCGAAATGGAAAGCAGCGTTTGAATTCTGCCAGGATAGAAATATGAAGTTCATGGTCTTAACCGAAAAAGATTTAGGAATTATAAATGCAAAATAATATATTCCAGCAAGTTAATATGAATGCCGGGGATGTTAGAAAATCCTATAATTGGTATCGAGAACAGGTAACGAGTTTAGGCAAAAACGTATCCGGGACCCAATTGCTTAGAAACGAAAAGCTAACATCTAGAATTCGCCCAGGAGAGATGTATCTTTTTATGTACGATCCTAAGTTTAAACTTGAATTACCTTATTATGATATGGTGCCGTTGGTGTTACCCTTTAAAATAGTTAAAGATGGATTCTTGGGAATTAACTTACATTATCTACCATATTTAGCTAGATTTAAACTATTGGGTGAACTAAGTAAATTGACATTAGATAAAACAATAACGGAAAATACAAGAATACAAATTTCTTGGCAAATACTAAATAGTTCATCGAAATACTTAGCAGCAACTGCTTGCGTAAAACATTATTTAAATGATCACTTAAGATCCAGATTTTTAAAAATAAATTATACTGATTGGATTACTGCATCTATGTTACCTGTTGAAAGTTTTAGAAAAGTGAAAAAAGAAAAAGTCTGGCAAGACGTCAAACAGAAACATAGGTACTATTAATGGCAACAGTAAAATCATTTTCCGTGCAAAATTTTATTTCGGAAGTTAGCACCAAGGGTCTTGCAAGACCAAATAGATTTGAGGTACATATACATTTACCTACTAGTGTTAAACAATATGTTAAGGGCGTTAATGAAGACCAAGTTATTAGTTTGCTATGTGAAAGTACAATACTACCAAGTCAAGCAATTGGTGTTAAACAGCAACGCATTTATGGACCAACCTATCAAAGACCACATAGTGTAGATTATGGAGGTGAAGGAATACCTATGACATTTTTAGTGGATGGTAATATGAATGTCAAAGCATTATTCGATAATTGGATTAGTAAAATTGTGGACCCTATACAGTATTTTGTATACCATCCAAACAGTTATGTCTCACAAATAGAAATATATCAATTAGATTCTAACGATAAGCCTGTATATAGTGTAATATTAGAAGATGCTTTTCCTAGAAATATATCAAGTATGGAACTTAGTCAAGCTACACAAAATCAAGTGCATAAATTAAATGTAACTTTTGCATATAGACGATGGAAACCAAATCATGTTTTAACAAATGCTATGAGATATCCTAGATTGGCACTAAGCGGACAATTTCAAGAACAAAAGGGCATTCCTATAGCCCCTGAAGCTAGAAACTCAATGGCGGCAATAGAAAAAATAATAGAAGCACAAAACGAAGCGTTAGCTAGAAATAACACGCGATAATTAAATGAGGAAATAGTATGGCTTTACCTAAATTAGAAACACCTGTATATGAATTGATATTACCTTCAACTGGGGAAAAAATATCTTTTAGACCATTCTTGGTTAAAGAATATAAAATATTACTAACAGCATTAGAATCCGATACTGAAGAAATAACACGGATTGTAACCGAATTAGTAGATGTTTGTACATTCAATAAACTAAAGATTGATAAACTTGCCAATTTTGATATAGAATATATCTTTTTAAATATGCGAGCAAAGTCCATTGGTGAAACTACAAATTTAACACTACAATGTAATAATTGTGATAATAAAATTCCAGTCCAAATGGATTTGACAAAGGCGTATATTGAAAAATCTTCAGATCATACTCCAAAATTAAAACTAACTGATACTATTATAGTAGAGATGCGATATCCAAAATTTGAAGAAATGGTGGATATATATGAAAATTTTAAAACAGAAAAAATTGTTAGCTTATTAAGTACTTGCATAAAATCTGTTTATACAAATGATAAAGTGTATGACGAATATACTACAGATGAGTTGTTAGAATTCGTTAATTCATTTTCAAAATCTCAATTTGAAATGATGGAGAATTTCTTTTTAACCATGCCTAAGCTAACACAATTTGTAGAAGCAGACTGCGAAGTATGTAAGACACATAATGAAATGAAAGTAGAAGGTATACAAAATTTTTTCGTCTGACCCTTTCCCATGAGGGGTTATACAATTATTTTAAATTAAATTTTTCGCTAATGAAAAATCATAATTATTCATTGACGGAAATAGAAAATATGGTTCCATGGGAAAGAGACACGTATGTTGCTATGCTTATATCTAGTATAAATGAAGAGAATTATAAAATAACACAAAAAAATCTAAGGAATAGTTAATGCTACCTATTAATACTCAGGCTCAGGCAAACGCAGACAAATTTATTCTTGATACTTTGCAAAGGCAAGGTGAAGAACTTTCCAAGCAATCAAAGAATATTGAAAAACTTGTCACTGAATTAAATAGACAAAGACGAGTAAATGAAAAATTAAGAACAAATAGCAAAGCAACAGATTCAACAGAAGGTCCTGGGATATTGAATACTCCCATGGCAGATTTATTGAAAATGTTTAAGTTTGAATCTGGGGATGATTTCAAACAAAATTTTGGAAAAAAGAGAAATTCTAGAACAAATAACTCAGTGGAAACAGAAGAAACTGACGCCGGAAAATCTAAAGATAAAGTGGATGATGAAGATCAAAATATACTAAAAAATCTTCTTGATAAATTTACAGAGTCCTCAGAGTTTCAAAGACAAATGTCGGAGAATAGCAATAAACTATTAACGGCTGCAGATTTAACAGAAAAAAATATTGCTGTAGTGAAAGATGATATAGGCATTATTAAAAAATCGTTTGAAGAAGGTGAACAGGAAACATTAGCTCAACGTATGGGCAAAGCTGTTGCTGATAATATAGCTAATAGTTTTGCTCCTTTATTAAAGACCGCAGAATATAAACAATTTACAAAAGATCAAACTACTAGAATAGTTGATGCATTGGGTGGTATGAGCAGTGGGGGTGAAGGAGACGACGGTGGTGGAAATGGATTTGATATACCTGATATACCTGGTAGAAATAATCCAAGAGGTAGCCGATCTAAACCTAATAAAGGTAGTAGAACTGCTAGAAGAACTAAAATACAAGCTAGAAGATTTTCCAAAGGCGTGAGCAAATTGCCAATAGGAAAAATAGCACTAGGTGCTGTATCCGGTGCTATATTGTTCGAAGGACTAACTCATATGGAAGAGTTAAATTCAGATGATCTTGAAGGTGAACAAGAAAGAGGAGATACTCAGCACAATGATCGTATGCAAGCTGCGCAAGACATGGCAAATGATCCTAATATACCCAATGGAGATGCCCGTAAGATAGAAGCAAAGAAAGTATTATCAGACGCAG